CAATTGCAGATTTGATTTTTTGTACAACTAGGCTACGCTGAGCTTTTCGACCAAAGCTGCCCGAACCGTCTTCATTATTTGGCGAAGCTGTGACCCAACGATCTGTGGCATAAGTGCTTTGACCATCACCAGTAACAGGTCCTGTTCCAGCATCATTATATAACGCTTCGTAACGCACGTTATTGGCTGCTGTGTCAATGTAGTTGTTAGTGTATTTTTTGACATTGCCGCCGCTTCTGCGTAGGTTCCACAGCAGCATGCCTTTGGGATACAGTGCTGGATCTGGACAGTCAAAGTCAACATAGTTGCTTAACAAAAGATCTTTGATGGTAGCTGCTGTGTTACCTGAAGCGCCACTTGATCCGTATCTAGCATCTGCAAACAAGATACCCTCTTCTGTGGTCTGATCGGTTTTGTCAATCAAGACAAATTCCAAGGCCAATCCATCATAACGATAGATAGTTGGAAAGTTTTCTAGATCGGCTGTGCTGATCCACAGATCACCATTTTTAAGTGGAGTTCCATCGCTTTGAACTGTCGGCTCGCTGGCCGCTACAAGTGGTCCTGCTGGATCAGTTTTGTCTGCTGCTGCGGCTGCAAAATAAGGACTGGTTGCTGTTTTATATCCAACCCAGATATCACCGTTGTGAACCATGATGTCTATTTCATCAAACACTGGAGTGTACCACAGTTGTCCGTCTTGTGGTTCGGCCAAAGGTGCAGTAGCTGATGCAGCAAAATCTTCTGAGGCCAACGGAATCCAATTTGTTGCAATGAAAGTTTCTGCAGCACCGGAGCCTGGTGTGTATAGATTCTGTGTACCATTGCCTGTGTCGATGTTATAGGCAGTGAATATATCACTTATTGGTGATCCTGTGCCATCTGTAAAACGTATGTCACCACCTTCTTTGTGAATGATTTGTACTTCATTGTTTGTGGTCACAGAAGCTTCAACAGTGGTACTGCCTACAGCATTAATTGCTGTGGCCATAAGTTCTGCATCCCCCACTGTGCCTAGAGCAGTAAAGCTCACTGAGCTGGCAGCATCCAATGTCAAATTACCTTTGCTGGATGCTTTGAATGTGAATGTGTTTAGTCCAGCACCAAATGTTCCAGAGATCACAGCGTTAGATGTTACTACGGTATTGCCTGTGGTTGCTCTTTTGTAAATTCTAAATGACGCAGTTTCTGGTGATGTGTCGTAGTTGCTGTTTTCATCGCTGTTGCTTTGAACAAACAGATTATCTGTTGCAATGCCTTGTCCGCCACCACTGCGATCTAGATAATACAAGGCAGCGTGTGTGCTTGAGTAGACAGGAGCAGAATACGTTACCCAAGTCTTGGTAGCTGAATTCCATTGTTTGACAATGTATCTTGCTCCAAAGTTTGGTTCAGTGGTCTTGATCCATACAGAACCAGTTGGACGTGGCTTAGCGTTTGTTGACTTCCACTCTGGTACACTGGTATGCGGTGTCTGTTGTATTGCTGGCCCGTAAAATGTACCAGTAGTAATACCTAATTGTGCAATTGCTGAGCCCGCTGCGGTACTACCAGCAATGGTAATAGAGTTTGCTAGAGCAGAGTCGCCGTCGGTTTCGGTGGCTCCGTCTGTGTAAAAATACAATCTGCTATTTAGTGCCACTGCTCTTACGCCAGCAACTAGACCACCGGCACCGCCATTGAAGTAGGTCACAAAGGCTGATAGCGTTGCGCCGCCTGGCATTGTCAATGTTGTGCCGTTGATAGAAAAAGTTTGTCCAGGTGTGACTGTGGTCACTGTGCTGGCTCCCGACACTGTAGGATGACTTCCTGCCCAATCTTGGCTGCCAACTTCTACCCAATGATCGCCGCCTAGCAGAGCTTGGTTGCGTTTGTAGTAGATTTTAATTGCTTCTTTAGCAAGGCTAAATCCTGCTTCACCTGTGTTTCCTATAGTCTGTGCTACTACAGCATAGTCGCCAACAGCGCCCACAGAATCTTTTGGAGCATAAGTGCCTGAATTTATTTTTGCACTGTCATCATCAGTGAGTACTAGAGGAATTTTTAATGCAAACTTTTGTCCGCCTGTGGTTGTTGCCGGAGCTGAATTCCATTCCTGAATACCATATGATGTTGCTCTTGTATCAAACCACCATTGACCGTCAGCTGGTTCTGCTCCAGGAGCAGAAGTCTGACCCTGCAGTTCATCTAGGTCAACGTCTGCACGTACTATAAATGCAGAATTTGAAACTCCTAAAAAGCTGTAGGCTGCTAATAGTCCGTATTCGTTTCTTTCGCCGCCGTGTATAGGGCTTGAAGAAGCTGTCTTTTCAAAGAACGGCACACCATATGTGTCGACCAATTCTCTTTGGCTGGTAATTTTAAATACCTTGCCTGCATTTACTTGTGTGGTACCAGCAGCAGTGCCTGTGCCTGCTGCATTAGATTTACTTTCTGCGGTAGCTATAACGATAAGAGGAGTTGTACCAGGTTCTGCTGGTGTATAAAAACTCTCGTCGATTACCGTAACTTGTACGCCTGGTGATATTAGTGCCATCCCATTTTCTCCTGGTAATAGTTGCTCATATTATTTAGCGGTATCCGCTAAAATTGGCCTGTTATACTAGATGAAAAAGGGGCTGAAAAGGTGTAAATAGTTTTATGAGACCACTTTGCAAGTGCGGGCAAAGACCCCGTGCTGTTAACTATAAAAAAAACGACAAGATCTATTATAGATCATTGTGCGAAATCTGTATGGCTCACGGAGTTAATCACGGAATACCCCGCTGGTTCAGAGCAGGGTATAGAATAAAAAATGCCTGTGATAAGTGCGGCTTTAAATCAATATACTCGGAAGTATTTAGAGTGTTTCATGTTGACGGTAATCTAGACAATTGCCGTCATAATAATCTAAAAACAGTATGCGCTAATTGTGTCAGTGTATTAAGCAAGGACGGCATTATCTGGCGGCAGGGCGATCTTGTCGCCGACTACTAGTCTTTCTGATCTATTGTATAATTCGTCAATAGTCCCGTTATTGTCAAGTACTCCGTCAAACTCACAACCAATCCAAGCCCATTCGCTAGCATGAATTTTTTTCATCTTCATAGCATTTAATCCCATATTGCTGCCACTGTTGGCTAACACAGCATCATCATACCATTCTGGTAGATCACCACGTTGCACCCAATAGATCTTGCCACCTGCATTTTTTATGGCCTGTATTTCGTTGGGGAAACGACAATCTGAAATAACTACATGGTCTCGTGAATTACGAATTTTATTTTCTAATGACGCAATCCAGATATCGTCATGGAAGGCTTTGCGGCACACTTCAGTGCCCCAATATTGTAGAACCCATCTAGGAGTCAGCGTGGGCATGTCAAGTCGTTGAGCCCACCATGGATCCACTTGTTCACGCCATTCGCGGGCCGATTTAGTACGGCCTTCTAGCATGGTACGATCCCAACCGAACACTGAGGCAACAGCGTCTTTGAGTGTGGATGCAAAACTCTCTCGTCTAAATTCGTGAAAGTTGACTAGATAGTCAGCCACTGTGTCCTTGCCTGAACCGATAAACCCGCATATACCTATAATCATAAATGTCTCCTATTAGAAACATTATACTATAAATTTACCGTAAGGTCAAACTTTTTTAACCAATTATGAATGTATAACCAGAACCACCAGAGACCAACATTTCTAATTCTTTAGTTAGTCGCTCTAGATCAGCAGTGGCTTCTGATTTCATGGCAGCTCCATTGAGACTGGATCCGCCGCCTGGTCCTGCTATCTGCGCAAACTTTTCACGTGCCTGGCCCAGCATCATTTTGCAGTTGGCCAAGGTATAGTCCTTAATCCATTGGCCTGAATAGGTGTCTTCGATTATGGCAAAATCAGGTTTGGTATTGTATACCTGTATCATGACTTCTTCAAAACCACGAGGACGTTGTAGTATGGTCAGCTTTCGACTCTGTGGATGCCAATTAAAACCAATAAATGATCCAAACATCTTACCTACTAGTTCTTGATATTGACTGAACAATTCATAGGTCAATAGCCCGCCCATATTTGTTGATGATAACAAATAGGTATTGGTATAGGCCAAATTAAATGGTTCAAATACTGTACCGCCTGACCCGTTGCCAGTTCGTGAACCAATGCTTCGGCGGAAGATTTGTCGTACCTGCTGCACTTCTTTGGGTAAGATATAGTCGTTAGTGTCTTGTTCAAGAGTCAAAAACATATAGCTTTCTTCCACAGCATTGTCTGAACGTTGACGGAAAACGCCTAGACTGCGGTTCAATGCAGTTTCGTAGTGTATGGGGTCTAATTCTACATCTATCATGCCTTCTCCCAGCATGGTTCTGCAGTAGTCAAAAACACCCTGTTTGGATTGATCAATTTGGCTCATACTGTTATTTATAAATATATGACTATGCCAAGACTCTCACTATATCGGCCCGAAAAAGGCAACGACTATAAATTCATTGATAAAACTGCCTGGGAAATGTTCCAAGTGGGCGGCACTGACGTGCTGGTTCACAAGTATATTGGTCCCGGAAGCAGTACAGAAGCCACAGATACCACACCCAATTATGTGGGCAATAGTGTCAGCAACATACAGGATCTGCTATTTTTAGAAAATAGAGATCGCAAATACGACACTGACATTTACCAATTGCGAGGGGTATATAGTCTGCAGGACATAGATTTCAACCTCAGCCAATTTGGTTTATTCTTACAAAATGACACAATTTTTATCACATTTCACATCAATGACACCGTGGAAAAACTAGGTAGAAAAATAATATCCGGCGATGTTATAGAACTTCCGCATCTCAAAGACGAATATGCACTTAATGATTTTCAATTTGCCTTGAAGCGGTTCTTTGTGGTGGAAGAAGTCAGCAGGGCCGCTGAAGGATTTTCTGTGACATGGTATCCGCATCTTTACAGAGCCAAATGCAAGCCGCTGGTAGACAGCCAAGAATTTAAAGAAATTCTAGATGGAGCAGCTGGAGAAGGCAGCGACCAATCACTGCGTGATATCATGAGTACCTATGAAAAGGAAATGCAGATCACCCAGGCAGTGCTGAATCAAGCAGAATCTGATGCGCCCAAGAGTGGCTACGATACCACTCGCCATTACATGATTCAGAAAGATGTCAACGGCACAGTAGAATTAGTCGATGCATCTTTGACCACGTCATTGGCCAGTTTCCAAACACAGGCCACCGATGCCGAAGGCAATCTATTGTTTGACCAAAACAACAATCCAATATATGTTGGTAACACAGCCAGCACCATATACCAAAGCCCGGAATATGATGGTCCCGGGACTGGTGATGGCGATGGCATACCACCTAACGGCGCACCATTTTCAGCTGGCATTAGTTTTCCTCTGCAGCCAAGCATTGGTCAATTTTGTCTACGCAATGATTTTTTACCCAAACGTCTGTTTCGATACAATGGCACACGCTGGGTAAAAGTAGAAGATGTCACTAGAATGACCATGAGCAACATGGGTGCCGAAGATGTGGCAGCGGGTGGGTCTCCTAATGATGTGTTCCTTGACAAGGATGTACGACTCACACACAAAACCAGTTTTATCAATAACAATGCAGAGGCTGTGTTGAACGGTAAAACAATCAAAGAAAAACAAAGCCTTAGCAAGGCTCTTAGACCCAAGGCGGATGAGTAATGGACTATTTTTACG